GACAGTATCTATGTTAACTTTGGTCCATTGGTCAAAGAAGTGTTTGGCACTACAGACATTGATCGTAAGCAAGGCGAAGAGTTCCTTGATAAAGTATGTTCTACTAAAATCGAACAAGTAATCGAAGCTGGTTATCAAGATCTTGCGAAACACATGGGTGCATACCGACAAGCTATGGTAATGAAACGTGAAAAGATTACAGACAAATCTGTGTTTATTGCTAAGAAACGTTACATTATGAATACACTCAACTCTGAAGGTGTTCATTACGAAACTCCTAAGATCTCTGTTACTGGTTTGGAGTCTGTTCGATCTTCTACTCCTGAAGTATGTCGTGATAAGCTCAAAGACTCTTTTAAAGTCATTATGAATGAAGGTGAAGAAGCAATCCAAGACTTTATTGCAAACTTTAAACAAGAATTCTTTAAGCTTCCAGCTGAAGATGTTGGGCGCAACTCAGGTACTGATAACATCGAAAAGTATATGTCTCGTGGCACTTATAAGAAAGGTTGCCCAATGCATGTTCGAGGTGCTATCCTTTACAACAACGAACTCAAAAAGCATGGGTTATCCAATCGCTATGAGTCGGTAACTTCTGGTGACAAAATCAAGTTCGTGTATCTTAAAGTTCCTAATCCTATCAAAGAGAATATCATCTCTTTCCCAGGAGTCCTCCCAAAAGAAATCGGGCTAAATAGCTACATTGACTATGAAACTCAATTCAACAAAGTTTTCCTTAGTCCTCTTGAGTCCATCCTTGAAGCCCTAGGTTGGTCGGCTGAGAAAACAAATACAATCGAGGATTTCTTCGCATGACAGAAAAAGAACAATTGACAAAACTACTAGAACAGATTAAAGTATTAGAAGAAGAAAAATGCCAAGACAAGTACGTTGAGCCTCTGAGAAAGAAAGCTCACGCTCTTAAAATGAAAGTGGAGCATAAGAATGCACATTGAACATGATTTGAAATTAGACTATAAAGACGTGTTGATTCGTCCTAAGCGTTCAACATTGACTAGCCGTAAGGAAGTAGATCTTAATCGTAAGTTTGCTTTCCGTAATTATGATCCATGTTTTGAGCACGAAAACTGGGAAGAAGATCACTACGATGGTATTCCAATTATGGCTGCTAACATGGATGGTGTTGGTACATTTGAGATGGCCGATACTCTAGCAGATCAAGGAATCTTTACTTGTCTTGTTAAAACATATTCTGAAACTGAACTTGTTTGCTTTTTTGATCCAGAAGATGAAAGTCGATACTTGCCTCGTTCTGATTATGTAGCAATGAGTATTGGTATCAGTTATGCGGATGAAATGAAATTCCGTAACGTTTACGAACAGGTTGGTTATAACCTAAAGTATGTTTGCATTGATGTTGCTAATGGTTATACAGAACGATTCGTAGAATTCATTAAGAACTTCCGTATGAACTATCCGCACATTGTAATCATTGCAGGTAATGTTGTTACCGCAGATCAAACACAGGAGTTAATTTTAAATGGCGCAGATATTGTTAAAGTGGGCATCGGCCCTGGAAGTGTTTGTACAACACGGATCCAAACTGGTGTTGGTTACCCTCAGCTTTCCGCTGTTATTGAGTGCGCTGATGCTGCTCACGGTCTTGGTGGCCATATCATTGCGGATGGCGGCTGCAGCACTCCTGGCGATGTAGCAAAAGCATTTGCCGGAGGGGCTGACTTTGTAATGCTAGGTGGTATGCTTGCTGGCCACGATCAAGGTGGTGGTGAAGTAATTGAAAAATATTACAAGACAGGCGAATGGGTTCGTAATGAACAACAACTTGACGGTACAACTCAGTCAATTACTTGGGAAGACGGTATAGAAAGAAAACAGTTTGTACAGTTCTACGGTATGAGTTCAAAGTCTGCAAACGACAAGCACTTTGGTGGATTGAAAGAATATCGTTCATCAGAGGGAAGAACAGTGTTGACAAAATACAAAGGTGATGTTAATATAACTATACAAGATATTCTTGGTGGTGTTCGCTCAACCTGTACTTATGTTGGTGCTGACAAACTTAAAAGACTTTCTAAGTGTACTACGTTTATTCGTTGTAACGATACTCATAATCGAGTATTTGAAAGTGCGACTATTGGTAATTAGATATGAATGAAGTTGAATTAGAGCTAACAAAAGAAGAATATAAAGAATCTTCTTCTCAAACTAGAGCTCGTAATCTTGCTATGGAATTGTCTAAAGAGCGGAAGCGCCTTAAACAAGAATTAGCAGAGCTACAAACAGAAGTAGAAGATCTTACTCCTACTACTCCAACTGGTACTCCTGATTGGTACGTTAAGTGGTGTGCTACTATTCTTGCGGTAGCTGGCGTTTTTCTCATTAGTGCTAATTTGACTTTCTATGGACAGATCGCGTACATTTTATCTTGTATGTGTTGGATTTTTGTTGGTATGGTATGGAGTGATAGAGCAATTATGATTGGTTCAAGTATTAGTGGAACTGCTGTTGCTATGAATTTGGTAGGAAGTTTAGTTGGATGATGATGGCTAATAAAGAAAAAGGAGTACTTTAAATGTCTGATTGGGCAAATGATATTCGTATGATGCATCTAAAATATGGAGTGCATGATTGGTTTGAAGCTAATAAAGATAACAAAGAGCTTATGGACAAGTACTTGCGATTCCGCTTGTCTATGTGCAAGGAGGAATTAGATGAATCGTTGGATGCAGTTAACAATAAAGATCCTGAAGAAGTTGTTGACGGTCTTATTGATCTTTGTGTTTTTGCTATTGGTACCTTGGATGTATTTGGTGTTGATGCTAACAGTGCTTGGGACCGAGTTTATGAGGCGAACACAAATAAAGAAGTTGGTGTTAAAGAAGGTAGACCAAATCCGTTCGGCTTGCCAGATCTAATTAAACCAGAAGGTTGGGTAGCTCCTTCTCATGAAGGCAACCACGGAGATTTAGATAAAGCTTTGTAAAAGTATTAATATAACAAATTGTAAATATTTTGAAATGTTACCGCAAACATTTATTGTTAACGGTAACATTTTTTTATCAGTTGCCTAAATACAGACATAATATTATTGCAAGGAGGTCCCATCATGTGCAGCTCGTTTGTACGTAAAGAAGCCAACAGGATGAATTGGATTATTAAAGGCAAACTAATTGATAAGTCTTGGTCTGATAAAGATATTGAAGCAACCTATAATTCATACATGAAACGATTATGGGGTAACAACGAAAACTATGTTCATGAAGTCGGGTTTGAACAAGCCTGGAAAGCTAGAGAAGCAGAAGAGTTAGAATCAGTCGCTGTCTTAGGATACGATTGATTTTTTTTTCAACTTTTTTCTAAGTAGTTGATTTCCTTACAAATGTTTTTTCAAATTAAATGAAAAAACAGTTGACAATTGCTGCTACATGTATTATATTATTAGTATAAGGTAAATCAAAGGAAATCAAAATGCTTCTACCAAACGGTTCAATGATCAAAAACGACGTAATTGAATGCTTCAACGCAGCGGTTCAAGACGAATTCAATACACGTCCTGGTGTTGGTACAACTGACTTCTGGAACTTTGTTGAGTCTGACATGTATCAAGGTCTTCGTATGTTCTACAACTCAGAATACATTGACGCTTGTTTCGAAGCATTGGCTGATGACTTCGAAGGTAATCTAAACCTTGAGCGTATCGAAATCTTGAAAAAAGATTTTCTTGGTATGGAGGCATAATTATGTCAGATCTTAAATTTACAACTTGTGGTGATTATATGTCTCAATATGATGAACGTCACGGCGGCCCTTACGATCGCGGATCTGCTGATAGCTACTATCGCCGTGGCTACAACCCTCATTATTACACCGGTGATACGTACCGATCTGTTCGTGTTGAGCTAGCTGATATGACTCCTGCAGAAATTGTTGAATACACGAAGGGTTATAATGATAATGAAGAAGATGGTAACTTCAAAGACTGGGGTTAAAGTCAACGGTAAACTATTCACTTGTGTTTTAGATGCAATTGAATATCGTGACTATTTAGATGCTCATTATGTAAAAGTTGTGTGGGAATATGTCTGATTTCAATCCTATGTTTACTCCATATGAAATGATGGAGCTTGGCATATTTGATGGTAAGTACTATGGTGAAAACACTGAGGTCACTAATCGTGATTTTAAAACTCATCCTACTATTACTAAAACCAACTTATTCATGGAAGGGGCTTCACAGCCTCTAGAAGTATGGCAAGAGCAAGGTTGGATTAAGGAGCATGATCCTATGGGTTGGTTCCAATGGTATGTTAGGTATTACCACGGACGTCGTATTGAAGGTTACGACGAATGGCAAATGAAGCGTTGGAAATCTTTCGTTGCTCGGCACTCAGCCCAAGTTCGTAAAAACGGTAATGGTGATCTAACCAAACGCTTGAAGCAACGGCAGGCTCTTTTGCATTGGTGCGCTGATCCAATTCCCGATGTCGACTTACCTATCGAAGAGAAAATTGTATTATTGAAGAAACTAAAATGATTTTTTTAAACATATTTTTGTCTCCTATGGCTGCTTACTTTATGGCTTTACTTTGGGCTGCATTGTTTGGAGACACTTTTTTCTATTGGATAGAAAAAAGCATGATTGAAGAGTGGGTAATTTGTATTCAGCTTTACTGGATTGGTGCTGGTACATTTATGTTACACAAACGCTTGAACAAAAAAATCGATTGACATTTCTGCTTTTTTGTTTTATATATAGAGAGTGGACGTTGAAACAAAATAAAAACGGATCGGACCCGGGTGCGATTCCCGGCACCTCCACCATAAGCACACTGTCTACTGGTGAATGAGATTACAATGCTCATAGTAAATCCATACAGTGTGCTTATGATGGGGGTGAGTTAGGATCGACGAACGGAATAGTTGAGTGGAGTTCACCGTGTTGGCCTACGTTATTCAGCCAAAAAAACTAAATGCAAACGATAACTTTGCACCATCTGGATTTGCTCTAGCAGCATAATCACAGGGAGCTGGCCACTTGCTTAGCAACAGAAAATGTGGCACATTCATTCAAATAATAAGAAAGGAAAAAGGATGTCTAAATTTTTAACAACTACGGCACTAGTGCTCGTTGCGGGTTCTGCAATGGCAGCTGATATTGGAGCAGAAATCACAGTTGACATCGAAGAGAATGCAGCAGGCAATTGGGGTGCAACCACATCTTTTGACCTAGGACTTTCAGCAGAATTCGGCGCAGGTCGCATGGACTTCGTCGTAGACGCTGATGGAGATGTTGCTCTTGACGAGTATTCAATCGGTACTTCAATTGCAGGCGCCACGCTATCATTTGGCGATCAAGGCAATGCATGGATTAGCTCAGAAGACGGAGCAACACTAGCAGATCCAGCAATGGAGGAATCATTTATGGTTTCTGCACAAGGTGCTACAATGGCATTTGGCTGGACAGATATCGGTGCTGACGTAACTGACTTGGCAAACGTACAAGGTAAATACGGCATGTCAATGATGAATGGCATGGCACACGTAGAAGCCGCAGGTGACTACAACTTCAACACAGAAGAGTATGTATTCGGCGGCCGCGTTGATGCATTCTTAAGCGAGAGCTTATCAGCTGGTGGAGCGGTAACATACGGCTCTTCAGATGAAACAATTGGTTTCGAAGTTGATGCAACTGTTGCAGGTATCACTGCATACCTAAATGGTGATCAAGACGATATGGCTCAAAACGTTGGTGGTTCATACACATATGATCTAAATGGCGTTGAACTAGGCGCAGGTGTTAACTATAACATCGACACAGAAGAAATGAAGCCAACGGCAATGATCGGATTTGCCTTTTAAGGTAAGATAAACCTATAGAAAAAACTTGGTAAAGGGCGCTTTCGGGCGCCCTTTGGTCTTTATAAATAAAAATAAAAATTGGAGGTTTTTTATAATGTCACTTAAATTGAAAGAGCTTACATGGGCTCACCACCAAGCAGCAGAACGCAGGGCTTTTGCTAAAGAGCTCCTTTCAGGCAAAATTGATCCAGCGCTATATCATAAATTTTTATGTTGTCAGTATATGAACTACTCAGTTTTAGAAGAGTTAGCCATCATTCCACCAAACCTACATAAGATCAAAAGACATCGTAGAATTTTTCAAGATATCAGAGAGCTTGAAGATGTATATGGTTTAGAGCCACCTGATGAGTATCCACCTTCTGTAGCTCATTATGCAGCTCACCTATATTCTTTGTCCGAAGCAGATAATAATCATGGCTTGCTAGCTCATATGTATGTTCGTCATTTTGGTGAATTGCATGGTGGGCAAATGATTAAGAAAAGAATTCCCGGCAATGGCTTGATGTATGAATTTGAAGGTGATACCAAAGAACTAATAGAAGAATTCAGGAAGCTTTTAGATGACGATATGGCAGATGAAGCAAAAATCTGTTTTGATTTCGCATCAGAACTTTTCGATGAATTGTCCAAAGAAATGGAGGACAAAACTGTTGACAAATAGTCAACATTATATTATGATAATCTCGTAGCAACATAAGGAGTAAGACTATGCAAGAGAACGTAGCATACGAAGATGTAGAATTTAAAGATCTGAAAAAAGCTGATCGAATGTTACGAAGTGAATCTGCTAGGCAACGACGAAAAGAAGCAAAACAGATTCGTGAAACTAAAGTTGTGAATGAGTGGGCTAAAGCTCGCCGAGAGCGTAAAAATGCAAAATCAAAATAAAAGAACTTTAACCGTTCAGGAAGATCCCCTTACTGGGGATCTTTTTCTTGAATTTCCTGAAGATCTTATGGAACAAATGGGATGGGTTGAAGGAGACGAATTAATCTGGGGTATGGGATCAGAAGATGGTTGGCCCGTAACGCTACGAAAAAAGGATACTAATGATGCATCCTCTGTGGATCAAACTTGACGGGTTAGCTGCACATATTGAAAATCAATTCAATAAACATTTAACTAAATTTGATAATCCAAAATATGATGATGGTATGAGATTTCCAGGATGGAAAGATAACTTCTGGAAATCTGATGTCGTATCAAAAGCACATCTTAAAACAATCGTACCTGAGAATGGTAGAGGCTTATGGTTAATGCACGTAAACGTGTTTCCAAAATCAGGTATTGAGCTTCCTATTCTTGGATTCGACATTGTGGCCGGTCCTAAAAAGGTTACCGGTTCTTTTATGGATTTCAGTCCTTTGCACGGTCATCCTCATCCATATTCAGACTATATGGAACATAAGGTGCGGGATTTAGAGTGGGTTAAAGCTCGTGAACTTCCATCTTGGGCAAAAGAAATCTTCTCAGAAAATATGATTGCGGTTGGTAATATCAATACTGACGAAGAGCTTGAACAATTCATTAAAGTAACTACTTGCTTACTTGATTATTATTTAGAAAACATGGAACAAAACGCGTTTAGTTCTAATAGAGATACAACACCGCTTTTAAACAAATATTGTATTAACCAAAAGATGAATCCTCACTTGCATAGATCTATTGAAGCAATGGGTATATCAAAGGAAGATAAAAACCGGTACGTTGACAACGTTTTATTTGAGGAGATATAATGGCTTTCTTAGTACACCCTTTGCCACCCGTCAGCGTATATGTACGCAAAGAATATCTTTATGATTTAGATCCAAAATACGAAGGTGAGTTTACGCCCGGAATTTGGATTAGTGTAAAGAGTACACAATATAAAGCATTGTATTTCGAAACACTCTTAACTGATTATGGAGCTTTATATGATAAACTTCCTATCTCGGCTTTCGTATGGAAAACAGATCATGGCGAGCTTTTGCCTCTTGATGTTTTACAGCTTTGGGATTGTTTTGATTACGACATCACCGTTGTACAAAAACCAATCTTGTCACGCTGTGAGTTTTTCGGAAAGGATAGAAGAATGCATGCTGGTGAATACGAATTCACAATCGATAATTGTCACCGCGATTCTTCCATCATTGACACCAACTTCTCGGAGCACGACCCTGAGCACAAATCATTTAATGTTATTAGACTCGACAACGGTCAATTCGCTGCTCAGCCAAACAATCGGGTTATCTGGCGTGATAGCTCCTTAACTCCTGATAAACTATTGCGTCCTGATTTCAAAGTATGTACTCAGAATTATGCGGTTGAGACAGAACCTAAGTGGTCAGTGGGTCATACTGATGAATGGCAATACAAAACTAAAGAGGAAGAAAGCGAA